GGGGCTGATCGATTTTAATGATCGGAGCCTGGTACTCTTTAGCAATTTTCGCTTTTGCCACATCAATTTTCTGTACGGGCTTACCTGGTTCATCAGCCCAAAGTAACCATTTTTGACCTTTCTCTTTTAGTTCGCTTATGACATCAGCGAGTTTGTGCGTTTTTGTATATGGTTCCTGCGATTCTGGCCGGTTTACTAACCATACTCTTCGCCCCTGTCCCAACGGAGCATATTGTATAAGTAAACGGCCTTTCAAGTGTTTGCCGTTCAAAAAAAGTTCACGTCCGTGTTCCCGGGCAAAAGAAAACTTGTACTCGCCACCGTCAAGTTTAAAAAACTTTGAATAAGTTTTGCTCGTAGACCCGGGGCCTCCGGGTTCAGAAATATACGGACCTTTATCTGTAATGGTTATCCACCTAACAGGTTGGAACAGTTTGAACTGGCCTTGTAGACTGTCATCAGGCGGTAATTCAAGCAGACGACTTCCGTACTCCGTCTTACGGATGTCTTCGGTATCGCCCTCAAAGACTGAGAACCCCCAAGCTGTCTCATCGTCTATCTGGAAGCGCAGGTCGCCGTGGACACTATGGTTGGTTTTCAATAGCTCTTCGTGGCTAAGTTTGGTTTCTTCCTCGCTCAGCCCGCGCCAGTGCATCTGATAAACCCATCTGCCTCGTCCAGATTTCGGGTACATGTTGTGCCATTCTTCTTCATACAACTTCTCCGCTATTTCAGCCCGAGTGTCGCCTTCCTCGCCTAAACGATCAGCTTTTTCCACCTGTTCTAGTGCACGTTTAATTTGCTTTAGCTTCCTCGCTACCTCCCCGCTGTCCCCGAACCGCCTAACCGCCATCGGGTGAGGCAAAACAAAATCCGCTCTTTCACCTAGAGCGGACTTAGCGGTCTGACCTAACGCAACTATAATTTGCGGATTGGCTTTGTCTAGTTCGTTAAACAGCCAATCGCGCCATTTTTCTATTTCTTCTTTGCTTGGTTCGCGCACCCGACCTTTTTCATCGGTCAGGAACTGGGGAACTGCATTGGTGAGAAACACTTCATTAGGCTTGAGACCCAACGGTTTCAAATAAAGTTCTTTAAATGTTTCCCCGCTGGGGCCGGTAAACGGTTCCCCCCTAGCTGCCTCAACCCGGCCGGGAGAGGCACCTACAAAGACTAGTTTTGCGTTTTTAGGTCCCCGACTGGGAACTATGTCCTGCATCGATTTCTGAAGCACCTGCCCGCGCTTCGCAACATCGATAGCTTGAGCAGCAGTGTAAGGTTCTTTTCGAGTATCATCCACATCAATTACACGAGCTCCAAGCCAAGCGAGAACTTTCTTCTGTTCGTCCGGGATAAGCTCCAGCACCTCGCACGTGATAATGTCGCCAACCTTGGCCTTAATGTTTGTAGAAAACGTCTTACCTAAATCAATGTACTTCTTGCCGTTTAGTTCCCGAACGTTGCGCCACTCCATACCTACGCTCGGCAGGAGACCGCCCCAATAGTTGTAGTCTCCAGCTTTCGTGCGCTGTACGTCAAGCACGATAACTTTCAGCTCAATAACTCGCTTTAGCTTGAACCACTCGTCGGTGGCCCCGCTCAGTTCGTATTTACCTCCGGCAGACTTCGCTACTAGCCCCTCGGAGCGGTCCTGGTCGAACGCCCAGCGAGCGGCCACCTTAGCTTCCTGTGGCGTCTTGCACCATTTCAAGGGAGAAATAGTTAACAGCTTTCTGAGGTTCAGCGACTCCAATATCTTGCGCCTTTCCTTGAACGGTTTATCGCTCAAATCTTCTCCCCAGTACGGCACATCAAAGACCGTCAAAATAGGCGTCTCGTTTTCAGCGAACTCTGGTTTCTCGCGGTTGAACTTCATTAGATCTGGCCTTGCCACCCGCTTACCGTCGCGCAGCATGCCCAAGTCGCAGTCTAGGATAAAGTCAGCGTTAAGCTTTTCCAAGACCGCTTTTATCTCGGGGAATTTGTGCAGTTGGTCTTTGCCATATTGCCCCTCAAACCAAAGCCGTAGCTGGCTGCCCTTTTTTTCGGCAATGCTCCTGAAACCATTATGCTTCGGCTCTACAGCTATCGGCCAGCGGTTTTTTGCCCACTCTAGCAGTTCGTCTATGGTGTAAGCTTCTGTGTATTCGGCCATGCTCGGTTTGGGCGGTACAAACTTCTCAAATGGCTCCAACCCCGCCTTGCTTACTGTCTCCGGCTTACGTAATATACCTCGGACATAAACCAAATCGTCATTCTGGATTTCCTCCAGCTTCTCAACCTCGAACTTCGGGCAGCCTTCAAGTAGGTTATCCTGCGTCCAAAAGACGAAGGTGGACTTATTCCAAAAGCTCTTGTGGTCGGGGTGGTTAAACGCGCCCTCTCCTTTCGTACTCGGCACTTCGAAGACAAACTTGCCGCCGGGCTTTAAAACCCGGTGGATTTCGACCATGATGTGCTCTTTATCCGCGAGATGCTCCAGGACGTGGTTTGCGCGTATTTCATCCGCGCTGTCGTCAGGATAGGGTATACCCTGCTCTAGGTCATATACTACATCAACCTGCGGGCCCGGTTCTTTATCGATTCCCGTATAGCCGTCGGGTTTAGAATCGCCACAGCCGAGATCTAGTTTAAGTGCGTCTCCTTTCACTACTTGGCGTCTCGGTTCCTCGCGCCGGAGAACTAGCGAGTAGCACGGTATGAAATCTGCATGGCTGCCTTGTGGCGAATCTATAAAATGGAGTATTCCTTTTTTCTCGGGGTCAAGCACCTTTCGCACCGGTAGCCAGACATTATCTGCATGGATCAGAAAGTTCTCACCAGATTTATCCCTGTTTGCCCTGAATAGTACATCTATATCTTCCGGGTTTTCCTTGCCCACGGCTGCTGATCCCACAACAGAGACAAAGTTAGGAACAACAACCACTTCCTGCGGCAGGCTTGCCAATTTCGTCTCTATACTCTGGGCTTTTTTCACGTCCTGGAGCTTCTTTGCTTCCTGCACCAGTTCACTGTTTTCGTCGTAGTCAAAGCCCCGGTGATCGAATTCCTCCATTACCCAGATGGCGGCATTGACAATCTCCTCCGCCGGTTCTTTACGTTTCTTGGCCGCACTATACCACTGGTGCAGTCTAAGCCACGCTTGCCTTACCTCTTCATCCGGCGCCTCTTTTAGCTTATCAGGCCGTATTTCAGCCAGAGCCATTTTTTCTAAAAAAGACGGTTCCTCCGGCTCGCGCCATCGGGCCTTACCACCAGCAGCGGGAAGAGCGGCCTGATGTATAGCGTTCCAGGCCCAGTCTGGAAGCAGCTCCTTTGCTTTTTCTAGAGCTGTCTCAAGGTATTCTTTGCTTGGCATTTCACAATTTCCTCCTGACTAACCCTTCTGTACATCGACATTGCGGATGTAAAATCGGACCCACAATCCCGCCTTCATATGCGCCTTCAATCGGAGCCCGTTTACCATCCATCGCCATGCATTGCTCACATGAACGTTCGTCGGGAGTATAAATCCATTCACGTTCCATTTCTGCAGGATCAAGATACCCCTCATCTACCGCTTGTCTCCAGGCTTCTCGCTGTCCCTCATTAGCCGCCATCATGGTTTCTGTACGTGCAATCACTTTTGACCGATAACGCAACAATTTCCGAGAATAACTATCAGCCATTTCATTTACTCGTTTTAATGATCGCGTGCCATCCTCTGCTAACCTGGCCCAATAATTATCTACGGCACGCATCTGTCGCTCGGTAAGACCAATGTAATTTCGAATCTTCCTTGCCTGTTGATAAGGATGGCCACCTTCCTCAAAAGCTCGGCGAATTATTGCCTGAATAGCCTGTCGACTTTCCTCCGTTATCTGAGTGATAAGTTCTCCGGTATGCCGGTTAATAAACTCAACTGCACGCGGGTTAAGTAGGTCAAAACGAAGCTCCATTTTTAATCTCTTACTTAATCTTCTTACTGTTGCTTCTCCAGCTTTATTTATAATATTTTGAAAAATCTTTTTAAATGCCCAAAGACCGGCACCAAAAGCGACCCAGTCGATTGAGTTTTCAACGGAGGTTTGATTCCCTCTTTCTATACCTTCGGCCATTTCTTTTACCTTGACTTTCTCTTTAGTTTCGGTAACTGCTGATAAAAAAGATCTCTCAAAGTTGTCTTGTTCATCATCCGCTATACGATGTATCACACGCCATTCTGGACTTCTTGACTGATCAGCTTTCAAAATAGGTTCGCGAAAAACAAACACAATCTATACCTCCGCATTAGGACTGTCATTCTTCTATACCTTCACTGGGTAGATTTGCCACCTCTAATAAGTACTTCTCAAGTTCTTTGTTCGGGAATAAAGGCATTCCCGCCATCGCCAGTCGGGATATGAAATTGCTTAATTCCTCCAGACTAATGGACTCAATGTCTCCATGCCTCAGCTCAGGATATTTTTCTATTTTGAATTCGTTCAACTTAAATAACCTCGGTACTGCATGAGTATTCAGCACGGCTTCAATTTCATCCAGAAAGGCGCCTATTGCAACGGCGAAAAGCTCCGTTTTTGAGCTTGCCAGTGCGAAACTACCCACCTTCTGAGTCCCCAACATAATAAAGTCCGCCAGTACTGTTTGTGCTATCTGCGTATTATACCGTTGGATAATGGTGCTGGTATCGAACTGTCGTCTGCCTCCGGTAGAAAGCAACTGTATATCGTACAGCTTATTTCCTTCTTCATCATAGGCCAGCGGCATAACAATTCCTTCCTGCTGATCCCGGCGGATCTTGGTTACCAGACTCTTAAACGCATTTAGGACCGTAGTTTCAGCGTCTGTTGACGGATTTGCTACGTTAGGCGGTACCCAGACAACGGGGAGTCCAGCTAAATCGCGCTCTACACCGATACCCTCAATAGTCTCAATATTTTTCTTGAAATACCAGGGTTTGTAACAATTCCTCAGCATGCTCCGCCCCTGTGGCGAATTCTTCATCGATTCTGTCCTGAAAAGGAGCAGCTTCTCAATCGGTATCTCCCGGAGCTTATAGTCTGGCGGCGCTACTTGTCTTATGCCTTGGATCCCGCCTTCCTCATCGAATATCCATTCTTGTATTGAGTCTTGACTGCGAATCGAAAACTTCCGCCAGCCTATTCTGCCGTCGTTATATTTGCTACGTTTTCTAGGATCCTGATTGTCTCCCAATCGACGCTTATATACAATCTCAAAAACCGAGTAACCGTACACCAACATAGATAAAACTTCGCTTATGAAGTCCTGCCATGAATGGCTAGTATCATGGATACATTCCTCCAGAAACCTGGCTGCTTCTCTATCGGCGTTGCTGGCACCTGCTGCGTCAACCCGCCATGGAACTTGACGACATAGCATCCTTATGGCGAAAAGAATGGCACCGATTATCGGGTCGTTATCAGCCATCTCCCTGTACACACGAGTAGCTTTAACGCCTTGTAAATCTGGAAGCCACTCTTCATATATATTTCCGCCCCATCT